TGCAATACCTGCTGCATTTAATCTCGACTCAAGAACTTCAATGCGTACCATTGCTTCTTGAAGTGCTTTAACTGCCTTTACAGTTATCACAGACGTTTTGACAACTTTCATATCACTATCAGCAATCTCTTGACCTTCTTCATCATATTCATATCTTGTTTTTACAAGTCCGGGTGAAGTTTCTTCTACTTCCTGTGCAATGAAACCAATCTTAGTATTCGTTGGATATCCAGATGCTTCCGTAAAATTAAACTTACGAACTTTAAGTACTTTTATATCATCCCATTGGGAAGGAGAATCTATAATATTTTCCTTTAATCTTTGATCTGAAATATTATTATATGCAGCTTGGCTATTAACACTACCATCTGCTTCAATTTCAATTGATCTAGATCCATTGACATATGCGTCAAAAACAGGTGTTCCATCTGCAGTATTGCAACCTCTTAGCAGAGTATAGTCAGAAGTCGAATGACCATGTACGTATATGGTATGTTCTCTATTTTCAAAATTGCTTCCATCGATAGTTCCAAACCTAGCTTGTGTTGAAGCATTCTTATTCTGGTAATACATAATTCCACCACCTTCTAAACGAAGTCTTTCTCCTAGAACTTCATTGAGTGAATTATAAAAACTTAAAGATGTTGTTTCAGAATTTTCTACTACATTTTCATGATTTGCTATAATACCAGCACTACATCCATCTGTTGAATGAAGTGCTCCACTAAACGTTATACCAGATCTAGAGTTGTTAACATTATTTGATGTCTGACATAATATTTGTGAAGCACCTCTTAAAGTAATAAAATCTGTTATTGCTGTTGTAGGAGAATAACTAGAAACATGAAGTGGTGCTAGAGGATCAACAGTACCATATGCGTCAGTTCCGATACCTACCAGACCAGCAGCAGTTATACGAAGTCTTTCTGCAATACTTGATCCACTAGCTTTTGTAAGGAATGCTATATTACCATCATCTTTATCGGTCGTATCAGTGCCTGTTAGAAAAACAATTCTTGATACTTCTGTTCCATTCCATCTTCCTTTCATCCCTAAGATGTTGGTATTTGCATTTGATCTATTAGCATCTCCAGTAAGATCTAGAGCATCATCAGAAGTATTAGTCATACGAATATGACTATTGTGAGTGCCATATACGTGCAATCTTGACAGTGGATTGGTAGTTCCAATCCCTACTAAATTACCACTTCCAAGAACATGAATACCACTCTGTGCAGTAATGATGCCAGTTGAATTAATATTATGAGAGGTTATATTTCCATTGATATCTAATCCAGTAGCAGTAATGATGCCAGTTGAATTAATATTATGAGAGGTTATATTTCCACTACCCAGATCAATTCCAGTTGTATGAATTGTAGTAGCAGATCCAACCTGAACTGTTACTGCAGTTGCAATACCAAGAACACTTACACTATCAAAAGTTGCCACATCCGCTGTGATACCATCATATGATGTTGCACTATTAATACCACTACTTGTTATCTGCGTTAACTTATCAAGTGCCATTATTGATTATCGTTTAGAGGTATTTATGAATATAAATGAAATCGGTTCAGGGAGTGGCATGTTATTTATCAAGCCTCAGCGTAAACGGTAAAGGTTCCACCATCAAAGGTGTTACTTCCGCCTTCGGTTGTGATCATTACTCTATCAATAGTTCCTGAATATGTTGTCAAAACTCCATTTCCCTTTCGGGTAGGACCAGTAGCAAGGGATACTAAATGGTTTTCAATCCATTTACTTGCTGTTCCCACTTTTTCAATCACCATGGACCCCTTAAGAGTATGACCAGCACTACTATGGAATATTACAAATCCTCCAGTTGAAGTTTCAGTGGTGGTTCCTGCTTCATTTTGTGATGAACTCTCATAATTTGATGTCATTACTCCACCAGAAGTTCCCAATTGAACCAAAATTTCCGAACCACCAGTCGTGCTGATACGATCAAAAATTACTGTGATCTTTGTTGCCCATGAAGGAATACTCGTGTATGTTTGCGAGGTTCCACTGGGGGTATCATCATCTGCTACTAATACTCTGGTGATAGCACCACCTACAACATAGATATTACCGTTCATTCCAGGGTGGCTTGTGCATTGGTAATATAGTCTTACAGGAGCATTGTACTGAACATTAAAGTCCTGAGTTCCGTCCTGATCACCAGAAACACCATCGGTATATGCAGTTCCTGAAGTATCAGACTGAATACGGAATGGATGTCCAGTTCCGGTAGTATTGATGAAACGATATCTCTGTCCTCTTACCAAGTAGATATCGGGATTATCATCAGCACCACTATATCCTGGTCCAGTAAAAAGATATGCAGATGAGCTGTTGGAACTTATATCATAAGTTACCTGAACATCGGTATCAGATGCTGGTAAGTTAGTCAATAAAGAACCATCACCAGAGAATTTAGTAGCAGTTAATTGACCCGTACTAGAGTTAAATGCAAGATTTGAACCTGATTTAGGCGATAAATCTCCAGTTGCTGCAGTAACAAATAGTGGGAAACATGTAGTATCAGAACTTTCATCGGCAACTGTAACAACGTCGGTTGCACCAGCAGATACGTTAGTCAATAAAGAACCATCACCAGAGAATTTAGTAGCAGTTAATTGACCCGTACTAGAGTTAAATGCAAGATTTGAACCTGATTTAGGGGGCAAATTACCAGTTGCTGCAGTGACAAATAGTGGGAAACATGTAGTATCCGTTGATTCATCGGCAACTTTAACTTGTGTTATAATACCAACAAATTTTGTTGCTGTTACGACACCAGTTACTAATGCATCTCCAACAATATGAAGTTTAGAAGTTGGATTGGTAATTCCAATACCAACCTTCTCAAGTGTTCCATATGGTGCTAACTGAATTGTACCATCAGCATCAACATCAATTGAAGCAATACCAGAAACATCATTAACAGAAAAAATACTTCCAGTAGTGAGGTTATTTGTGACAGAGAATAATTGTCCAGCAGAACCTTGAATATCAAATGCCGATATAGCTGTTCCAACATTAATTTCAAGTTTTGATGTCGGAGTAGTAGTTCCGATACCAACATCACCGGTAGGATCTACAATGAGTCTTTGTACTCCATTTGTATTAATTGTAAAACGACCATCGATTCCAGTATCAATTACTTCAGCATTTGTATTACCCTCCTGAATCTTATCAAGAGCTCCACCAGTTCCGCCAGAAATAGCAACATCGGTAATACTTGTAATTCTACCGTCAGCATCTACTGTAATCTGAGAAACAGTTGTTGAGTCACCATAAGTGGCAGCAGAGGCACCAGTAAGTCCAGTCAGATTAGATGCATCCCCAGTTGCACTCAATAATCCAACAGTTGATACTCCAACAAGTGCTTGTGATGCCAGACCTGCTGTTGATAATCCAACAAATGCTTCTGATGCCAGACCTGCCGTTGATAATCCAACAAATGCTTGTGATGCTAAACCTACTGTTGATAATCCAACAAATACTTGTGACGCCAGACCTACGGTTGATAAACCGACAGATGCCACACTAGCAAAAGGTAACGAAGTTACTGCTACATTTTCCCAAACATTAGTGCTACTATTATATTGAAGTAGATGGTCATCAGCAAGACTGCTGATAGTAGTATCAGTCAATCCATTCAGATTAGTTGCTCCACTACCAGAAGCACCGGTACTTGTAGTATTATAAGAATGTAATTCAACTACATCATTTATAAATGCGGGTGTTGATAATACAACACTAGTTCCATTAGACGCAGTATATTCGGAAGAGGTTAATTTTACACCATTAATAAAGACATCAAGGAAGTCAGTGTTATAATTGAAATTAAATGTTGTTTGACCGTTAGCGGCATTGGTTGTCTGAGTAGTTCTCAGAGTTGGAAAAGATGCCCAAGTAACACCAGTTCCAACATTTCTCAAATATTGTCCACTAATACCCTCAGAAGTTCCTGCAGTAACTGGTCCACCTAAAGTCGAAATACCAGAGATATCAATGTTTGAAACGATTAATCTATCGTTTACAGAATCATAAGCAAGATCAGAATCAGTAGCAACGTTAACCATCGTGCCACTGATGAGACTTGTAAGAACAATTCTCTGTGTATCAGATGAAGCATTGAGAGTAGCACCAGTATTGACTAAGTTACTACCATCACCATAGAACTTAGTAGCACTAATAATGCCAGTTGCAGCATATGCGGTGATTGCTGATCCAACATTAAATTCAGAACCGTTAAATGTTAGATTAGCATCATCTTCAAGTTCTCCACCAACACCCGCAATAACAATACGGTTATCTGTTAGATCTTCTACCTTTGCGGTAGTAGCATTAATGCCACCATTTGCATCAATAAGACCAGCAAACGTAGAAAGACCAGATACATTTAACTGTTTTGCAAATAATGTAGATTGATTTGTTGAGATTCCACTAACAGTTGAAGTGGTCGAATTAAGAGTTCCTGTAGTGAAATTAGGAGCATACAGGTTCGCATTAAACTCCATACGGGAGTTTGAATTATTCCAGAGAATAGTTTTTTCAATATTAGCAGAACCAATACCAATTCCACCACCATCAAGGAGAAGATTAGTTACAGTATTAGTTGCAATACCAATCTTCAGGTCTGCTAAGTTAATGGTTGTAGAATCTATCTTGACTTCTGTACCATCAACGTACAGATCACCCTTAATTCTTACAATACCTGTGTTGTCACCTACTGCTGCTGGATCAAGAATAAGATTTGTAGGACCAGCAATCGTTGCTGTGTCAGAAGTTCCATTTGAGACCGAAACACCAATACTAATGGTTTCAAATTTAGTAGAACTATCATAATTTAAAAATGATCTACCATCTGCTTCAAACCCAGCATAAGTTTCATTAGTTCCCTCTTTCTGGAGATATATGTTATTTCCTTTAATATAAAAGGCACCGACGCCAACCTTGTCTAGATTTAATGAAGAATCAGCATTTTGAGTTATTTGTAAATACTCACCTGATACATTACTATTTGTAACTTTGAATGATGCGTTTTTGACTTCTGTTGTTCCAGTAAATGTAGAAACACCAGATACATTTAAATTAGAATCAATATTAACGTCTACATTGAAGTCTGCACTAGTAGTTGATAAAATACCGGAAAGGTTTCCACCAGTATAGAAAAATAAAGCATCTTCGTCCGAACCAGCAGAAAGCTCTGCTTTTATTTCAGTATCTCCATCAACATCTTTTACACCACCAAGAGATCCCCAGTTATTTCCTACACCGAATCCTTCAAACTGTTGGTTGGTTGTATTGAATCTTACCTGACCTGTTACCGCAACTCCAACTGCGTCCTTTTCTCCCTCTACTCCAACTGGGATTTGAATAGAATTTGTACTATCAAATATTACCCTATCTTGGAATGTAGATACGCCAGCAACATTAAAATCTCCATTTAAATCGGTGAGACCAGATACTGTGGCGATTCCGGAAAGATTTAAATTTCTAGCAGTTATATCTTCACCTAGAGCAGCACCGCCAACGATATTAACTGCTCCAACATAGAGTTCATTATCAATATAAACATCACTACTGGTAAATGTTGCAACACCAATAAAGGTGGAAGCACTACCTACTGTTAGTCCACCATCAATATTTGTAGATCCATTAACATATAATGTATAATCTACAGAGTTAGTAGTTCCTATGCCAACTGTTCCAGTTGTTTGAAGAACGGTTTTATCTTCGGTACGACCAACGACACCGAGGAGTAATTCTTTTATTCTGCCGCTGAGGAACTTGGACATTGTTTATATTATTAGTTAAGTGTTTCTAAGATGCTTACAGTTATTTTCACATTTGATGCTGCATTTGCAGATACTTCAATCGAATCTCCAGATTCAAGAACCAATCTACCAGATATCATACTTAATGAATCTTCTGGAGGAATAGCAGTACCCTTCACCAACTCAGTAACAATTGAATTTCTCTTATGAGAAAAAGTAACATCATGAGTATCTGTGGCATGAACATTAGCTGCCTGCGCCATCAGGATAACACCAGTATATCCTACAGGTGCAGTATAAATTCCTACTGCACTTGTTGTAGTGACATGATTGACTGTTTTAAATACGTTTAATGGTAAAGCCACTTTATTAGTTTCCTCCTAATGCTAGAATTAATGGTGTAACGTTTGCAAATAAACTCTTGGAATAAAAATTGCCAGATATAGTTCCAGTAACCTGATCAATCACAACACCATCACCGATTCTAAAGTTTCCTCCTTGATCGGTACTAGTGTAAATAACGAGTCCTCCATTTCGGTTGTCAACTTCATTTTCAGGAATTGCAACACCACCACGAGATGGAAGTGAAGATAATGGATCAGTTCCAGAACCAATGTATTCAAATGAGTGGGAAGAAGCGAGAATTCTACTTTGCTTATAGAAAGGAACCGTAGATCCGATACCAATCGAGTATGGAAGATTTTGGTTAAAAGTAACTGTAGAAATTCCTGACGAAATTGGTGTTGACTCTTTTACTGTATAATATGTTGGAAGTAATTCTATCGTAGCTGTTGTTGTATTTATCCCAACATCAGGAGTAGAAAATGTGATCGTTGGTGTGGAAGCATATCCACGACCGGTTGAAAGAATCTCAATCTCGCTAACTTGATCGCCCGTTAATATAGGAAGTACAGTAGCAGTGATTCCCCACGACTCGCTAGGAGAATCAATAGTAACAGTTGGTACCGAATTATATCCACTACCAGAATTAGTAATAGTAATCTTTCCTACTGTGTTGTAAAGTTCATCAAAGTAAACTACCTGACCATCAAATGGTCTTACAACATTAATTGCTACTGTTCCACCAGTCATATAACTATGTGGAATTGTAGATGCTCCAACGTAAGCAGAAAAACTATTAGCAGCACCTACAGCGTTAACGTTAAATATGTATCCGTTTGTTCCGTCTGGGAATAATGTAGTTGTTCCTGCACCACTAGTGCAAACAAATTCAAGACCAGACATTGTGACTGCAGCACCAACGTTAAAACCATGATTGGTTGATGTGGTGACTGTTATTATACCACTAGTATGTGAATAAAGTGCGGTTTGAATCCCTAGACTTGGAGAATCCTGATTTAAATTAATTGTGAATTTATCTAAGTTTTCTGCTGCTGTAGCACTGATAATACCAGTAAACTGTTTTGCTCCAACACCATCAGCAACTAATCCAAAGTTACCAAATGATGAATTAGAGTTTGTGATATCACACTGTCCACCAGAACCAGTGAAAACTCCATTATCAGTATTAATGGTAAACATTGAAACAATTTGAGCGTATCCCTCATTTGTAATGGAACACCCAATACCGTTTTGATTATATTGTGTGAAAGAGTCAGTAACAAAACTCTTAAAGGGACCAATGACATTATTGCCATCAATCTTCATTCCGATACTATTCGTAACAAAGTTAGTACAGTTACGAAGATATGGAGACTGTCCAGAATATCTAATTGTATCAGGATCAAATGCAAAGATTGCTTTACCAGCATTCATCGTTCCAGTGAACGACATTTCAGTGAAGTAATCTCCAGGTGCTACATGAAATAAATCTTCTCCAGAATTATTGGGAACAACTGTAATTTCCCTTAAACTATCCCCAACAATGCTTATTTGCTTTCCAACTTTGATTGGATTATCTTCTACGTAAGTTCCAGAAGAAATTTTAACAATTGATCCTGAGATTGTGGAAGCTGCTGAGACTGCTGCTTTGATGGTTGCTTTGGCATCGCCAAGTTTTTTACCCGTGTTGGTATCTTTTCCATCTTTCGTGACATAGTAGATATTAGTAACGCTTGCACCAGAACCGACTCTAACAACATCCGTTGAAAACCCAGCACGCGCTCTTAACGTATAAAGTTCATTATCATACGTATTAAGTGCTAATTCACCAAATTGTAAGTCGTCTACCTGTGGTGCCTTTCCAGACACGGCAGACCGTTTAATCCTGAACGGAGTCGCCATTTAGTCGCATTCGGTATGTACCTAAAAGTAGCAGTATGTACTGCTACTTTATTTATTCAAGAAGCATTATTCCTTCTTGCAGGATATACGTATAAATTGGTAGATTTTTCAGGTTTCATCCAATTTTTAATTTTTTCATATCTTTCAATATCAAAAAACTCCTGCGAAAGATACCAGTCTTCCATAGGAGTATATGATTTATCTTGATTACATTTGTGACAGGCACATAAAAGATTTTTTGTAAAATCTACACCACCCTTTGCCTTTGGAACAATATGATCTATTGTAAGTTCATACGTAGACCCACAATAAGCACACTCGTAACCCCATTCTTCCTTTATTTTTGACCTCCATAACCTTTTTGCTTCTGATGAACTTGTTGTTTGGAGATTAAAAACATAGGCTTGCGGGGAATTATAGAGGGCCATAAAAACTTGCGTCCTGAAAATATTTATCGCTCATGATTTTTTCTACATGCCGATCTACAATATGCTCTCGCTAAACTGTCAACATCGCTACAAGGTTTATCCTTTTCACCACAATACGGACACTTTGCATCTGAAGGGTTATTCGGGTGTGAAAACTTCTTCATCGTTTTTTTCTAGTACAGAAGTAGTTCATACTTGCCAAGAACCACCAACACCACCATCCATATTTACAGTAATATCATCAGAGATTGATCCGACTGGTTCGTATGAATGTTGAGGTTTATGCTCTCTATCCATAGGTTTAGAAGACTCAAAGGGATCTCTTGAGAGATTTTTAATAACAATGAATGCTTCTTTGTTGTACTTACGAGTACCGATAGGTGATTGCCATTTTTTGTTATAGACTTCACCGACATCGATACCAGAAACTTGAGTTCCTGCCATTTCAACTACGATGTTATCACCTTCTTCCCACCCATATTTTTGGGCAAGAGAAGAAACTTGTTCATAAACAGATGGATCATCCATTACTCGATCTTCTGGTTCAAGACTTCCGTGCATCCGATTTATTCAACTTAATATCATTATACATGGTTTTCGTTGGTCTGTAAAGCATCTTTAATGCGTTGATAATTTCAACTTTGCAGCATCCCAATCTTGTTGAAATTGTTCTAAACCTTTATCAGTCAAGACGTGATTATACATTTTCCAGAAGACACTAGGTGGCATTGTTACAACCTCAGCACCATTGTACCAAGACCTAACTGCTCTATGCACTTCACGGATAGATGCTGCAAGAACTTTTGTTTTTATCCCATAAATTCCATACAACTCTGAAATAGAACGAACTACTTCTAGACCTGCAATAGAATTATCATCTAAACGACCTACAAAAGGAGAAACATATGTTGCTCCTGCTTTGGCAGCAAGGATTGCCTGAGAAGCATTGAAGATAAGTGTAATATTTGTCTTAACGCCTTCCTCATTAAGAACCCTACACGCCTTTAGTCCTTCAACTGTGCATGGAAGTTTGACAGTAATAGATGGACCAATCTTAATATACTGTTGCGCCTGTTCAATCATTTCTTCAGCAGTGTCAGCAACAACCTCTGTAGAAATACTTTCAAAGTGAGGGTATTCTAGTGCAAGAAGTTTTGCAGTAGAATACAAATCATTTCCGCTTCTTAAAATAAGAGTAGGATTAGTAGTAACCCCATCAATCAAACCAGTTTCATTTGCAGCACGAATCTCAATAAGATCTGCTGTGTCTAAAAATATTTTCATTAGTTAACGTGAATAGTTCCGGTCATTCCTGCACCCTGATGAGGACCACAAAAGAAGGTATAATCTCCAGCATCGGCAAAAAGAATATCTTGCGATTCTCCGGGATTAAACATCAGTGATTCTCTTGAGAGGTCGGCACGTCCCTCAACAATAATATTGTGGGGTGGGAGCATATCATTCACAAAGTGAATCGTATCTCCAGCATTTATTGTAACATCCGATGGTTCAAAAATCAAGTTTCCACCTGAACCCATTGAAACATCAATAGCCCATG